GGCCGATTCATCCGAATACACTGTAACCGATAATGGATCAGCAACAGTCGTTACTTTGGGTGCAAATCCAGCCAATGGCGAAATCATTATTGTTGATTATTGGGTATAGTTAATCAATCTGTTGTGTTGGGTTGGGCGGCTGATGTTATTATAATAATGTCAGCCGCTTTTTTTTTGAGGTGATATATGAGTATGAATAAAGAAAAAATATTTGAACTTGTGTTAGGTCAAGGCGGTGCGTTGGTTCTTGCATGTATTGCATTGTGGTATATATCTCAGTTATATGTTGATCAGATAGATGGTATGATGGTACGATGTGATGACGATCGAAAGATGTATCAAGAACATATGTTGAGATTGTCTGAAAAACTAGATGTGATGTCAGAAGATATTAAGGATATTAAGGATGCCCAAGTCGATAAATAAAAAAGCAATGAAGTGCAATCGTCCTCGAGCTTTGCGTAAAGGAGAGCCAGGGTATGGCAAAAAGAAAAAGGTTGTGCTTGGTTGTAAAGCTGGTCGTCAAAAGTTGATTAAGTATGGTGCCAAAGGGTATGGTCATAACTATTCTGATTCTGCAAAGAAAAGTTTTAGAGCACGTCATAAGTGTTCTTCCAAGTCTGATCAAACAACAGCAGGTTACTGGGCTTGTAAAGACTTGTGGCCGAAAGGAAAAAAAACTAAAAATCCATCGGCAAAGAAACGAACGAGGAGATAATATATGTCTTGTCAATGCAAAAATAATATGTCTAACATTTATGGAGGTCCCATGTACGGTAGCAAGAAAACAAAGAAGAGTAGCAAGAAACAAAAGAAAGCATACTCAAGTGTAAAGCCACGCAAAGGTGGACAGAAGAAACCCAAAGCATCGTTTCGCGGTTATAGCTACAGGGAAATATAATGGTACCCAAGATTACAGTTGAGCCAGCGAGCTGGTTGAAGATCTTTGCATTGGTTGGAAAGCTTGTGCGTTATGCGCAAGGTGGTTTTACTGCTGATGAAAAGAAAGAGTTGATTGATGATTTGCTTGAAGTCCTTGGTGTTTTGGCTACAGATATAGGTGAGGACTTACGCAATGAGAACCATTAAAAAGATAGTGGTACATCATTCAGCATCTAAGCCTGAGACTACGGTTGAGCAGATCGATTCGTGGCACAAGGATAGAGGATGGTGGGGCATTGGTTATCATTATGTGGTAGACCACAATGGTGAGATACAAGAAGGTCGTCCGGTTAATAAGCCAGGTGCTCATACTCGTGGTGAAAACAAAGATAGTATTGGGATTTGTGTGACTGGAAACTTTGAAGATTATCATTGTCCCAAGTTCCGATTCGATTCTCTTGTTACTCATATTCAGACTTTGTTGTTTACATATGACTTGGACTGGAACGATGTGTATTATCATCAGGAGTTTGCTGCGACTGCTTGTTGTGGTAAGTTTTTGATTGAGCAGCTGCGCCAATATCGAAAGGGTCGTGTCACACCTGGTGGTAATCAATGCACATAAAGAAGTTTTTATCTTTGTATTTACAGCATGGGGATTTGAAGAGCACAGCCAAGGCAGCTGGCATCCATCCCAATACTGTGTATAGTTGGATAAAGAGTAGAAACAATCCTCATGTTATGTCTCTTGTGTGGTTTTTTAAAGCCATTGCACAACAAAAGAATGTGTCGTACGAGATGATGTGGATTGAGTTTGTGTATTTACTTGAGGGTAAGGAAGATCCCAAGGTTGCTGCTCGTCAATGGATACATGATTACATTGATACGCTTGTGTCTGAAGATCCCAGTTGGTTGCGCAAACATTATGAGCGATTGGTTTTGGAGATAGAGAATGCCCAAAGATAGTTGCTACAAAAAGGTAAAGAGATCATACAAGAAGTTCCCGTCTGCTCGTGCTAGTCAAGCGATTGCAAAGTGTCGTAAGGGTAAGGGCAAGGTACGCAAAAGCAAGAAGGGTGCTAGCTTAAAGCGTTGGCAGAAAGAGAAGTGGGTCGATACCAGGACTGGTAAAGCTTGTGGTGCAAAGACAAATAAGAAGCAGTATTGTCGTCCATCGAAACGGGTATCGAGCAAGACACCAAAGACAACATCAGAGATCAGTAGTTCTCAGAAGCGAAAGAACATTGCTCGTAAGAGTGCAGGTAAAAGAGCAACATCACTTCGCAAGCGTCGGAAGAAATAAACATTCTTTGTAGATTGGTGGTCGTTTCTTTGTATTGATTCGTTCCTTGATAATCTCATCGTACTTGTCGCATATCTCGTCCCATTCATCTTTTTGTTTGTAGCATCCCAAGTATCCAAACAGTTCGGATTTGATTGGGAAGGTTATGCCTTCTGCTTTCAGTTTGTTGGGTTGATACCTATGCTTGTATCTTGCCTTGACTGCAATCACGAAGAGCTCTCCGTCGTACCAATAGTGTGTGCGTGTGGGTATGTCGACATATACAATCCAAGTTGGTGGATGCACAAGATATGCTGAGTATCCTTGTGTTGCTATTTGTATAATCTCAGCGAAGAATGTATCGTATCTCCCTCCGTTGATTGCCGACTTGACTTCAACCGTGCAGATATTTTCATCTCGTTTTTCTAATCCCATGTGCTCGAGATGAGCACAGTATATGCGTATGTCGTGTGGATCGTTCATCTCTAGGTCGACGGTCGCCAACATGTACTCGTATGGTTTGCTCTTGTACAGTGCTTGCATGGCTCTGTCTTCATTGATCTCTTGCATGACAGCCAGTTCAGCGATGGTTCCTTGATGTAATAGTTTTCTAAATGGTATCATTATTTCTCCGTTGTCCAGTCAAGAGATAGTATAGCACCATAAAAAAAAGCCACAACGTATATGCTGTGGCTTATTATTTTATGGGATCGTTGCGATGGGTATGTCGACTAGCTTTGACTTGGGTGCTTGCCACCATCCCCTTCTGTTCTTTCCGTTCCTTCTGCATGCCTTGCCGGAGTTCTGTAGTACAGCGTCTAGTCTCTTCAGGAGATCGGGATAGTAGTTCTCGTATGACATTGGACGGACGACAGTAGGTACACGCTTTGGTGGGCCGATGGGTTGATCCAGTTCTTCTGTGTATACTTCTTCCATCATCTCCTTGATGGTGAAGTATCGGCATGGGTTATCATCCAACCATTGCTGCACCATCGTCTCGTGAATCGATGTGACCTTGTGTTTGTTGTTCTCCTCGGAAGATAGCTGTTGTTCTTCAGGAGTGAGCCACCATTCTTTGCCGTCTTTGTATGCAGCCACAGCCTCGGCCCACAGCTGGTCTCGTATCTTCTCCAGTTCTTTTGGGTCGTATGCCATGTGGTGTGCCTTACCTATCAGCACCATGAGCCAGTATCTACGTGAGCCAGTGTGGTCACGGAAGATAGCCATGTCTTTATCGTTGGCTGATCCCCCGAAGATACAGCCACGTGCAATCTTCTTCTCGTGCTTTTGGTATGCACCACGGAATGTATCGTACTGCTCATCGAGAAAGTTCTTGACTACGTTGGCATCCTTCTTCGCCATCGATGCCAGTTCTGCCATCTCGTGTATCCATGCGGTGGAAAGAATCGATCGTCCATCTTTCTCACCGATGTTGATCTTGCTGCTGTTGTACCATGAGTATCCTGTACGATGACACTCTCCTGCCATGGTGCGAAAGAACGTACCCTTCCCATGTCCTTGTGGTGCATTGAATACCACCATTGTATCTACCTTGCAGCCAGGCTTGTAGATACGAGCCACGGCAGAGATCGCCCACTTGATAGCATACACATGGTTGAGTGGTGTGTCCTGTGCCTTCAGGAAGTCAATGAAGAGACGGCCCAGTCTAAACTCTCCATCCCATCGCAAGTCATCAAGATACTCTTTGATTGGATGGATGCGATTGCGTGAGGCGTGTAGTTGGATAGCCTGTTGTACACGGATGAGTGCGATGTCTCTACCTACAAAATAGCGTTGTCGTATTTTGGTCATGATCTCCAGTTCAAGGGAATCGGAGAGAGGTTCGGATCCATAGAATGGCTTGTTTCGCACGGCACATTCCCATATGTCCAGACCCATCTCCACTATCATGGCACATATATTGTCGGGGGACTTGAGTGCAGACCAGCTGGCGCCACGATTCCCATAGCATATCTCGATGCCACCATCGGTAGCAATGCAGTCCAGATTGCGTCGGTTGGAGTTCTGTTCTGTGCATCGGTAGCGTGCGATGTTGGTGAGCGGATCAATCTTACGTGTGATGAATGCAGAGCCATGTGTCTCGGATCCATGTGCGTAGCATGGGAGATTGCCGGATCGATTCTTGGGTAGGTTCTTCCAGTTCTGGATGTACCAAGAGAAGGGATGGGTGACAGTATCTCCATCGATATCACACTGAATCAACCAGTTGGATGGGACTTGCGCTATCGTGTATCTGCTGTTGTCGTGATTAGCAGGAGCAATATCAGGAGTAGTATTTGGAGCCATATGTCCATTGTCTTCTTTCTTTTTGGGTGAGGCCTTGTATTGTAACATTTTATCCACGTCTAATGCATGACCATTGTTGTGTCTTTTCCACGCTGAATCTGCACGATCGATTCGGAACGACGGCAGGAACCACAGTCTCGATGGGTCTTTGGTCTGGATGTCGTTCTCTGGCACGCATGATTGCATGGCCTGCCACACAGTCTTGTATTCGCGTGGTGTGCAGGGACGTGTGAAGGGAATGACCACGCGAAAGGCATCCTTGCCATCCTTGATGGGTGAGCGATGGGAGAAGGATGTGTATGCTACATAGCACACTTGACTGAGACGGGAGAGAATGTCTTCGGTTGTTCTTGGCGTAACACCATCGATGTCGAGAACCATGGCATGGATAGATTCGACGGCATCGATTCTTCTGTTGCCTTCTCTTGTATTCCATGTGACTGGGCAGAAGAGACCGACATAGTTCTTGCCGCATTCGATGGTCTTGCTTCCCCTGGTAGTCACGGACAGATCGTGGACGGCCTTGGGTCTTTGTCTGTATAAGTTCAGTCCGCATGCAAACATATGCGCGTACTCTAGTTTGTTCGTTCGGTACCATCCAACGTCTGGCGACGGGTGCAGAGATCCATCGATTCTCATATCTTCTGCTGCGATGTTGCTTGTGCTGAGGTATTGTGTTATGGTGTTATTGCTAGTCATTGTTCTTTTCCTGTTCTTGGCTAGTAGTTTTTATGGTGTTGGGGATAGGCTGTGGTGGCTTATCCCCTTTCTTTATGATGTCGAAAGCGTGTACGTTGTGGGCTACATACAGCCCGAGCGCAACGCGGAACACTTCCTTCATGGTGATGGACTGGGCATCAGCGATAGCGCGCACCAGTTTGTATACTTCTGGATCCATTGACATGGGATAGGTCTTCAGTTTTTTGGGCATGTCTCCTCCACTTTTGAGACGGTTACATCCCATGAGATACCATGGGAATCGGTTAGTTGTTGGATAGATTGAAAGGCTAGGTCACCGCGTGTGATGATGTTCTCTTCGACCAGTCGGTCGACGAGATGTTCGTAAGCCTTGTCCTCTTTGAAGAAAGGTGTGTACTCTATACCATGCATGGATGGTTCCCATACAATCATCAGTATGTATATCTTCATCTTAACTCCAGTCGTGCTTGTGTTGTAGCTGGTCTGATAGTGCATGCAGTGTCAGGTTGTACAGGATGTCTTGATCTGATCTCCCATCGTGTATGTAATCGAGTGGGTCGATACTGATCTCTTGTATGTCCTCATCTACAGTCAGCAGTACAATCAGGTTGTCGTGCTTGTTGCGCTTGACTTGTACATCCAGTTCTTTGATGGTGTTGTAGGGCCACACCACACCCAACAAGACAAAAGTCTTGCGGATGATATAGGCCAGTGCTTCTTCTTCTGTTGTTCTCATGTTGTCTCCTTGAGTTGGAATCTTTGGTTGTGTTTTATGGATCCATTGTTCGGATCCATCATACGAGAATCGTTCTAGCCACGATCCATCGGATAGCCATACTATCCCTTTTAGCTGTTGCTCTCCGTAGATTACATCGTAATCTATATCCAAGAACATCCAAAAATCCCGGATGTTCTTTGCCTTGTACTGCTGGTGCAGTACAAAAGTACTGTCCACCAGAGTAACATCAGCAGCGATGATATTTGCGTCTATGTATTGTAGTATGCTTTCCAGTTCTGTCTTCGCATTCATGGTGTCTCCTCTATGAGTAGTTTAAGTTGGTGTGCCACGAATGCCGCACATTGCGGTACGATGGCATTGCCCATGGCTCTCAGTCTAGCCACCCGATTGGGTATCCCATCATCCACGCTACATAGCGGGGATTGAGACGTGCCTTCGCTCCAATAGTCTGTAGTGTATGGCCGCACATCCTTGCAGCCTCCACATTCAGGCTGCTGTTGCGCTTCCATTGTGCTTTCCCGCACGGTGTGTTCTTGCTCTCGTTGACCGTTGGTGTCGGTAGCAATGGCAATGAGGAACCATCGCTCTCTGGTGTGTGGTGCGCCCATGTCTGACGCTCGTATACAATCCCACCACGCATCATACCCGAGCGCGGCAAGCGATTTGAGTACGGCCATGCCTCCCTTGTTTCGGTATGTGATTGCGGGTACGTTCTCGAGCATGATGTATTTGGGCCGCTTGGCCCCGATGATTCGGTGGGCTTCCCACCATAGTCCTGATTTTGTTCCATTGATATTTCCTGTTTCTTTGGTGTTGTTTGCGATTGATAAGTCCTGACATGGGAATCCACAGAGGAGTAGATCGATGTCGGGTAGTGTGTTGGTGTCGATGGTGCGTACATCATCATAGATGATAGCGGTAGGCCAGTGCTTGTGCAATATGCGTTGACAAAACTTGTCCATCTCACACTGCCATATGATGTCCGCTTCTGGGAATACCATGGAGGTTCCGAGTTCGAATCCCCCCACGCCACTGAAGAGAGAGCCCACTTTCATGCGTCCCCCCTTACCATGGATGTGATGATAGGCATGGTGACTGGACAGATAAAGTCCTTGTATCTTGGCTGCGCTTGTACCATGGACAAGACGTGTGCTTGTAGCTCGTCACGATCTGCAATCGCTTGTCGGTATTGCTCTTGTACTGGATGTGTCCTCATCCATATCGTCATGGCGATGACAGAGAATCGGTCGATCTCTTGTCTCAGTCTCTCGAGAAAGTATTCGCACGTTTCAAAATATGAAATCATTGCGTGTTGCTCTGCCTCGTACAGATCGTCGGACTTGTGGTAGGAGTCTTGGATGACTGGCATCCATGGTGGTAGTCTGCGATTCATTGCTTGTCCCCCTGGATTAGTTCAATCATCTTTCTATTATTCATAATCGCTTGTCGGTGGTAGCACGTACGCTTGTACGCTTGTGCAGGACAAGAACAACAAGAAACGCTGTGCTCGTCCCGCTTGTACCAATAGAGCACGGATGCATGGTAGATCTTGCCTTTCCCATTCTGAAAGGCGATTCTGTACGTGTAGAACGTACGCGTGACCCCATCAGGACAATGAATGTCTTGATGGAGTGTGCGACGATAGCCGAGTAAGGTTATTGTTTTCATGGTGTGTTCTCCTTGCGCGCTATGCGCGCGCCTTTCGTGCTGCTTTCATTGTGTTGGTTGCTCCGTGTAGTTGGACGTGCACAGCCTTCGCGCCTTTACCGTTGCACATCATACAGGATGCGCACGACATAGGGAGTCCGTTGATATCTGTTTTGTCTGGAATAGTCGCAAGACATTGTACACTCTTACTCTCTGGATCTTCGTTATCTAATACTTGAAAGGTATTCCATCCTTTCCAGAATGCTTTCGTCTTTTCCTGTTCAGTATCCACGGAAGCCATAAACATCTCATTATATTGCTTTGCAAATGGTTCTAACCATTGGTGCGTGTATCCTGTGTATGATTCGCAAGACGAAAGAATGTCTTTCCAAAAGTCGGCAGGAACGGCAAGAGGA